CTGCCAAGGACAATTGGTATGTAGGTGTTGGAGTTGGAACAAACGTTTGGAATGATGTCAATTCTTGGACACTTTTCAATACGAAGAGTTCAAATGGTAACAATAGTTGGTGGCGTACACAGCCTGTTTATGCTAACGTTACTGTTGGTAAAATGATTACCCCATACGTGGGCGCTGAGGTTGATTATTCAGGCGTGTTTAATCTTGAAAATAGCAAGACATTCTTGGATGCACATAATCTAACGGGTAATGTTGTGTTTAATGTAACCAATCTACTTGCAGGTTATCATGGTAATCGACGTTGTTTCGAACTTGAGTTGCTTGGTGGTGCAGGATGGGTGCACGAATTCGACTCTGAATATGCTAATGGTAGCACAGGTGGTAATGCATTGAGTGTACGTGGTGCTCTTCGTGGTAATGTGAATGTTTCCAAGAATGTTGCCATCACTGTAACTCCTGAGTATCTTTGGCTTCCTAAGCAATTTACAATGCGTGGTGAATTTCAAGGCGTAAATCTTTCTGTTGGTGTAAAATATCGTATTCCAACTAATCGAGGAAACTTCCCTCTTAAACAATTGCGTAATCAGTCTGAACTTGATGCCCTTAATGCAACCATTCAATCTCTTCAACATGCCAACACTGAACTCGCAAGAGTTAATGCTGAGCTTGAAGAAACTATTAAACAATTGCTTGCTGAAGGACATAAGGTAAGTGTTAAGACACAAAGCCTTGGAAGTTATTACTTTGATAAGGGTAAGTATGATGTGGATGTAAATAAGGTGGCAGGCCTTGTTAAGGCACTTAAAGACACAAATGGTTCTATTGTCCTTACAGGAACAACTTCACCCGAAGGTAGTGAATCATTCAATAAGACACTTGCAGAGAAACGTGCAAATGCTGTTAAGGATGCACTTGTAGCAAATGGTATTGAAGCAAGTCGTATTAAGGTTAAGAACAATTATGAAGCTAAACGTAGTGTTGTAATTCTTGTTGAATAAACTAATTGAAAGGTATATGACCACTAAGTTTCCCTTGGTGGTCATTTTTATTTTTAATGTTAAACTATTTTTAAGATTTAGTTGTATATGGCAAAGGTTATCAGATATTGTGTTAACAAAGAAACTCATGTAGGTGAGAATAATTTCCTCATTCACCGACCATTCATATTCAGCAATCCATTTACCCACATAAAAGATAAAAAAACAAGTGCAAGCCTTGTGGTTAATAATAAAGATGAGGCAATAGAAATGTATGAAGAATATTTTGAAAGAATGCTCGAAACCTCACAAAAGTTTAAAGAAGAATGGGAACGATTATATGAGGCTTATAACACATTTGATGAAATTTATATTGGGTGCTATTGTAATGAATCAGATTCATGTCACGCTGACATAATCATCAGTAAATTAAAGAAAAGAAGCATTAAAGAAATGTTAAAAAATGTAAGGCAAAAAGGTCATGGTGTGTAACGCATCTTGACCTTTTTCTTATTGAAAATAAAGTGTTAAATACTTATTTTTAATATATAGAAATATAATTAAAAAATGAATGATAATAGTGCTAAAATAAGTAGTAAGTCACTTATCCGAATTGCTACTGTTGAACAGATTGAAGATAATCTTGATACTGCAAGTTCAAACTCAATTTCAAGAAACAGCTTTGGTCATAGAATAAAGGTTAGATTACACGAAGATGACCAACAGTTGAATGGAAATGACCTACCTTGGGCTTGGCCATTGTTACCAAAACATCTTCAAATAATTCCAAAAGTTGGAGAACAGGTTTTGATTTTTCTACAAGAACTTGATGGTGCAATGGGTAATAGATTCTATATTGGCCCTATTATTTCCCAAGACTATTATTTAAGTCACGGTGGACAATATGAGGCCTTATCATTAATGAAAGGCTTAAGTACAAAGCCTCTATGCCACCCTGCAGGAAATCCTGAGAATGATGGTACTTATCCTGATCAAGATACGATTGCATTTCAAGGGCGTGGGGATTCCGCAATGTGGCTAAAAGATGAAGAGCTTAGATTAATGTGTGGGCATAAGCCATTTTGGAATCGTCGTTCCATTGTTGAAAGAGCTGACCCTGGTAGCCTTGAATTTAATAAAGAAGACTTGTCTTATATACAAATGAAATATGATAAGTTTAAGGGTGGTAAAGAACATGGTGGTTTTAATAGCGCAATTAGTATGGTGGCTGATAGAATCAATTTAATTACACACAATGGAGCAAATAAAGAAAGTTATCTAAACGTAACAGACCAAACAGAATTAATAACGAAAGAAAGCGTTGAAAAATTCTCAGACAAAGGACAGCGAATGGTTTATGGGGATGAATTAATTGCTTTTTTAGAAAAATTTAGGCAAATCTTCGCCGACCATACACATCATTGGTCAAACGACAAACAAGTTGTATCAGCAAAAGATGTGGAGTTTTGGAGCAAGAATTTAGATGAATTATTATGTAAAACAATTAGAATTGCATGAATGTACCTGATAATTTAAACGGACACGTATATTATTTTGAACCAAATGATTTAGACTTTGGTACTGACCAAGATGGAAATGGTGTTCCTATGATTCCTCATTTGGAGGATTTATGTATATCAATGTCATTAACGGCTGAAATACGTTCACGTGACAAGTCAAAAAATACACTTGTTGAAAAAACAATATCTTGGGTAAGTTATCCAAATCCGAGGTTTGACCAAAGAACCGGACGTTCAGACCAAATGGTTAATGGTGGTGATAATTTTAATAGTGAAAACTTTCTTACAACATATTATACAGAGATAAGTACTGACAAATATGTTGACCATGAATTAATTGAAGGACTTGGTGTAACTAATGTAAATATATCATTTGAATCTTGGTACACACCAACAATTACAATCAATTTTATTGATGTTCATGGCTCTTCCTTATGGGGGCGCGAAGAAGCAATTCATGATAATGGTGATCTTACTGCGGATAACTTATTGGGTGTATTTTTTACAATGCCATACCCACTATTTCGATTACAAGTGAAAGGTTTCCTTGGTCAAGATGTTACATATCAACTTACCGTGAGCAAATTTAATGGTAATTATAATTCTCAGACAGGTAACTTTGAAGCCACAGTACAGTTTATAGGATATAGTTATTCTCTTTTAACTGATATACCATTAAAATGCTTATCTTATGTGTCTGAGTTATCATATGTTGGCCAAGCATATTGGGATGAAAATGTGAAGAATAACCCAAAATGGCAACTTATAAAGGCTGATGGTTCACCAACACCACCAATTAAATTATATAAATTGATTGAAAATATAAAAAATGCAATTGGTACGATTGATAGTCAAAGATCGTTGAGTTGTGATAATACAGAAATTAACGTAACTTCTGCAACCCCTCAAGCAACAGATGTTTCAAATGATAATCAGAATGTTACTTTGCAACAAGGCCAAACTGTAAGTAATGCAATGCAAGATTTAACAGGGGCTAATAATCTTTCAAAATTATATGATGATTTCATTAAAGAATTAAAAAACACTATTGAAACAGATAATAAAGGTAACATTATTTTTGGTAGTCAACAAAATGCCAATGGTTCATATTCTAATGAAGTATTAATGATTGTTAAATTAAACAATAATGGTAATTTTACTATAGGGTCTAAAGCATGCGAAGCCTATAATAGATTTGTGTATGGGCTTAATGAATTTAACCGAACACATTCTGAGAAAATAAGTAATGGGGTTAAGGGACTTGATAAGGGGTTTCATGATGGAATACCAAAAAGAAAGGGGTATATTTTAACAAAAGGAGATGCCGCTCCAATTTTAACAAAGATTAATAAAACAATCACTTTACCTAATGGTATAACAGATTATACTAAAATTAAATTTAGTGGAAAACGAAAAATGTTTAAGTCAACAGCAAATACATTAGAAAAACTTGTTGATGATTATAATAAAAGAGGTGTAACAATTCCTCTTAAAGACCCATTTCCCGCTTCTGGGATATCTGTCTATGCTTATTTGCTTCCATTAGGCACAACAAAATATCAAATAGAAAAATATATTAAATCCACAACAGCTGCTGCAATAAATGTTGAGACAACTGTTGAAAATAAGACGGCGGCACAAGCTAATGGTTACGAAAAGGTTACAATAAACGACAATTCATCTGAAACGGATAATTGGCTTGAAGAAACAAGAAAAAAGAAAATTATTGATATTCTTGGATTTGAGCCAACCATTGGAAATTTTGTTAAATTAATGATGTGCCACCTTGAAACTTTCATTGAGGTTATGATGGTATGCAATGAACGCATCCAATCATACATTGATAATAATGAGAGAACTTATGATAACCTTGGTATTAAGAAAAAAGGCACTGATTTAACTATAAGCCCAAAACCATATCCTTGGCCTGCTTTATATAATCCTAACCATAATACAAATGATGAAACAAAGATACCTGCACAAGAAGGAAATGATTACGAGGTTTTAGGGTGGCCAAATGACTACAAAAGTAAACAAGGTTTGCCTGATATGTGGGAAGAGAAAAAAGTTGTGTTATCAATCATTGAAGCCATTGAAAAATATAGTGAGGAGAGCCAAGCAATTGTTACTTCTCCTTTATTTAGATATGATGGTTTACCAATTACAGGTAGTGACTTATGGACACAAACATCACCATTTAGAAATGTTGCACGTGATTGTGACTCAATAGAAAAGATAGCACCTTATTTAGGGCTTCGTGCTGCAAATGTTATTGGCCTTGGTGATACTCAATGCTCATATGCAGACGCTGAAATACTTGGTTATATGGACGCTTTAAATATGATTAGTTCTTATAGCAAATATGATAAGTTAAAAGAGGCTTGTAAAGCTAAAGGTACTAAACAGGATTTTGTATCACAAGTAATTGCGTATTTAACTTGTGACTCAAAAATCACGCCGACTAATCAGACAGAAGATGGTAAAAAATATAATGCGTTTGAAACTGTAATAACAGGGTCAGGTAATCCATATAATAGCACTCGTCACCCAATTTTCATAAAAAACAAAAACGATAACTATTATAAGTATAGTTACATTTATACAAAGAATTTAAATGGTGACGGATATATCTCAATTGTTCCAACTGAGATTTTGAAATTTGATGGGTACGGCAACCCTTACAATAAATTATTTGAAAGTCAGATAACCAATAAAAATGGAGAAAAAGAGAAAAGCCATAATTTTTTATTGAAAATTAATTCAACTGTTAAAAGTGGAAATATAACAGGCACAACTCAAAATTTTCTTTATGGTTGCAAAACATTTAAAATTATTGATGAAAGTGTTCAACAAAACTATACAAATGAACAATTATTCTATGTAAATGATAATATTAATGCTTCCAAGCGATTCGTCCAACAAATCGATGATTATAAAAATGGTAATGTGAAATATCTGAATTATACAGTTAAAGGAGAAAAAGATGATGAAAAACTACGAAAATTTATGGAAAGAAAATACGATGTTTCATTAGAAAGTTATCGTAATAACTATCATCGTTGGAGAATGCTTACACCATCATTATTTGAGGTTGATGAGGCTTACGCAAAGAAAAGTCTATGTAACTCAGATGAAAAAAAGAATGATGTTAAATACGATAAGCAATGGTTTGATCCAAATAGTAAACTCTATAAAAATAAAATTAATAAAGCACTAAAAGAACATGTAAAAACATTAGACAGCACAGGTGAGAATGATAAACTTTATATTCGTGAACTTTTGTTAACAGTAAATCAGAGTAGTCATTCTTTGTTTGGGTCAAAGTTTTATTATCAACAAAATCTTGTAAAAGATTCTGAAATAGATAATGCCACAAAATATGAAGAAAAGAACATCATTAATAAATGTAAGGCATATTTGATATTGTCATCATTTATGAATGGTGTAAAAATTAACAAACACAGCGTTTTTAAAAGAGGTAGTACAAGTTTGGTTCAATTATTACCACCTTGTTATGTTCTATTTTTAGGTGCATTATTATGGCGTAGAAAATTTCATGATACGTTTAATAAAGAACCATTATGTATGAAAGATTATTATGCATCAACTTATGATAAAGATACATCTTTTATAACCCAAAAAGATAATGTATTTTATATTAGTAGTACGGGGGTCAATAAAAAATGCTATACGATTTCAGACTATTATATGGATTATGAAGATATTGATATTGCAGTTAAGAATAAATTAATTAACTTATTTGAAAATTTTGTTCTTAATGGAGACCTTAACACAATAATCAATAATTGTGAGTTAAATAGTGCAAGGGTTGTATCAGAAGAGGAAAGATGGAATGAGTGGCGTGGAAAATGGGTTTCTACAAATTTTAAACCTGAAAGCCCAAGTCATTGGACAAATATCTTTAAGAATTTTTTTGGAAAATATTCTTCTATCTGTATTACAGATGATAAAAATGGCTTACGTCTTTTGTTTAATGAGGATAATAAAGCAATGGAAGTTT